ACCGTGCCAGCGGTGTAAAGCTGCAACAACGCTTGAATCTCCTGTGGTTCAAGTCTTGCGCCCATAAAGTCACGATTGACAAGGCTGCTGCCAGCTTGTGACTCCTGCAGAAAGTCAGCATGGAACCGCAGACAGTTGTCGATCAGATCTTGCATTTGTTGCGCCACAACCATCATCGTGCTGTCACCTTGACTGCGATCAATCCGTTTTGACTCGGCGGTTTCTGCGCTGAGCTTTGCACCCATCACAGCGGCCAAGCCAAGATCATTAATTTGCGAGACGATTTGATCAAGCCTGCGGAACTGCGCGTCGTAGCTGTTGCCTTGTGGTTCTACATAGCGGGCATCACTTCCTTCCGGAAGGCTGATCGCTTCTCCTGGCCCTGCGCTAACTTCTTCTGCTGATGCAGGGAAACCAAACAATGCAAGCATTGGCACTGCGCTGATGTGCAGTTGATTCCCAAGATCTGATTGAACTTGATAATGCTGCAAGTTCAGCTCAGCAATATCAGCCAGCGGCGGGAATGACTCTAAAACGCCAACTCGGTTGGAGTAAGCAACACTAAACGGAATTTCGCTCAGGCTTGTTGTGCCTTCATCAATAACACGGAAGTCACCTTTTTGGTCTTTTTGAAAAATTTCAAATGCGCCAGGGGTTAAGACGCGCACTTGCTCAACTTGTTTTTCTCCGTACAAACCATCTGGGACAAGCACCTTTTCAAATAGTCGAAGCTGCGTCAGCTTCTGTTGGCCATCGGCCATTTCACTGCGCCAGCCAAGAATGTCCCTTGGCGTGTACGTGATCCAGTAAGGGCGGCCATTGTCGCCAGACTTTGGCGCATCAACAAGAACACCAACGTGCCCGTAGCGAATGCAAATGCGCGATGTGTTGTAAAGCCAGGTTTGTAAGTCATTGTTCTGCAAGTCAACGTCGAATAGTTGCTCGCGGATTTGATCAGAAACATCGTCAAGCCTTACTGGCTTACGCGTCAACATGCCCGCTAACATGCGTTCGAGCCTGACGTAATAAGGCGCTAAAACAGAACGCTGCAGCCTGTTGTCATAAGATTCGTCTAATTCTCTTGGCTCTTGCGGTAAAAACTTGCGGTGGCCTTTTCTAATTTTGTATGTGCCGCCAAGCAAATGTTCAATCAATCCCCAATGCGGTTCTTGATTAACCCAAGCCGTGCTGGGGTCGTTGACCTGAGTGACGTTGCCGACTCGTTGGCGACCACCAGAAAAGCCTGAATACACAGTTAAATCCCGTCCGATACCACAGTTTAGTAGAGCCTAATGCCAGTGCTTTGTCCAGCACGTTCGTACAACGGGTTGAACTCGCTTAAAATTAAGTATCCAAGCCCATCCGTCCAGTGCTCAATGTTGGCTGTTTTATCAATCACGTAATCTTCAGCACCTTGCTTATAAGTCACGTTTTTTAAAGCTTTTATCGTGTGCTTACAACGCGGGTGCACAAAAAGGCGCATTTGGCCTTTAGCTGTTTTAATCATCCAGTTTGTTGCATTGATTTTGTCTTTTACGGCCCAAGGGGCTCTAGGGCTCACACAGCCAAATCCAAACCGCCTGATTATGTCATGGTCTGTTTTCCCAGCCGACGAAGTTTTCCTGGCTGATCCCGTTGGATCTGGGTAGGCAATAATTTTGCGATCTGGGAATCGTTGCTTAAGCATTGCGCAAACCTCGTCTGTGTTTGATTGCTGCACTGCCAATTCATCCCAAATGTGCAGCGTGTCGCCAACTCTGCTGCCTAAAACTCCGGCCATAATACTGACGTTAAAGTCAGTTCCCCAATAAATAGCGCCTCCTGTGTCGCTGACATCATCGCTTATGTTTTCATCTGTAAAGCCTGGATAGACACGACCAGAAAGTGTTTCGAACGAAGCCAAGTACTCTTGGCGGAATGTTCTCTCATCGAGGGTTCGTTTCGCTGCCTCTATTTCCGCTTTAGGCACGTTGCCGCCTTCAAGGGTGGTAAAAGAAAACGTGCGCCAGTCCGTTTGATCTTTGGCTTGCTCCCACAGATCGTGAAACCAATTTAATCCGGCAGGCGTCGTAATAAACCATGCGGGGCCGCCCTGGTCAGACAATGCCGGCCTTAGTACCATTTCCCATGCAGATTTTTTAACGTAGGCAGCTTCGTCAACAACGAGTGAACTTAGGCTTACTCCACGAAGTGAGTCTTCGTTATCAGCGCCTCGCAATGCAATTTGGGCTCCGTTAATAAATTCAAGGCTAAGGTCCGATTCGTTTTGCTTTACCACTAAATCTCGTGGGGCCATATCTTTGAGCTGCCGCCACGCAATTTGTTTTGCCATACGGTAGTTAGCAGTGACGTACCAGTTCAAGCTTTCAGGCTTTTCTAGAGCCCAATTAAGAAGACGGGTTATACACAAGTACGTTTTTCCAAATCGTCTACCACTACACAACAACTTAAATCGCTCTTGTGCTTCGTAAACCTGACGTTGAGGTTCCGTAAGTTTGTTTTCGAGTACGTTAACCAATTGTGCAAAGTCTTCTTGACGAAAACAATCGCTACCTTCATCTTCAAGAGTAATCGAACCTGAAGGAATGGCGGCGAGTATGCTCATTGCTTATCCGCTTTATTTTCTATAAAGCTGTTGAACGCATTTCGTTTTATTGCTTTACGCAACTGTTGTTCTTTTTCGTCTGCTAGGTGCATAGACGAAACGAACGTACATCGTGTGATTCCATCTTCAGTCAGGCAAACCTCATACCCTTGCCCATCATTGACTGACCTTAGCTCAAGTGTCATTTTACTATTTTTGCCATTTTTGCCATTGTATTGATGCACCCCAATGCTGCGCTGTATTGGCTGGCTTTTCTTGACTCTTGAGCAAGTGTCGCAAGCTGTGCCATCAAGTCGGCTGTGAACTGACGTCGATCTATGTCCCAATCCTTTGCGGTGACTTCGTTTGCCCACTCTATGTACTTGTAAGCCTGGCGTCGGTCTAACCCCCACTCCCGTGCGGCATAAACCACACATTCAGAATTAGGCACGTTACGGGCTTTTAAAGCGGCCATACGTGCGATTCGCCACTCTTTTTCTTTCAATGTGACTCGTTTACCCATCTTTAGCTGACGGAAACCTGCTTGAGCTTAAGTGATTCTGGCTCATAGTCTGGATCTTTGACAAGAGGAATGTCTTTAAACATGCGCCAGTTGTCTTTTATATGAAAATGTGGCCGACCGTATTTGTTTTTAAGTTCTACGATTCCAGGCCATCTTTGTTGCAGTGTTCTTGATCCATAAGCCCTTGAGTCAAGGTTTTGGTAAGCAGTGCTATTGCCACCCTTGGTGGTCATAGTTGCCATTTTTTCAGCACCCATGAAGTTACAGGCAATCGTACAGTATTTATGCGCCAAGGTTTGCAAACACAAATCAACGTCTTCGTTCCATGGGCCACGCCAGTCAAAAGGCAATGAATTTAATATACACATGCACGAATAAATGTGAGTATTTTTTCTGTATGGTTTTTTGACGGTCCTAGGAATATTGAAATTGTTATAGTTTGGTCCATACACTCCAACGTTGGCCCAGCGATCACAAAAGTTTTCGACAATACGTAAAGCAATGCCAGGCTCTGTAGGTATTCTAGTTTTTCCGTTGAAGTATTTGAATGATCTTATGTTGTCATCAATCTGCCAATGCCGTTTGTCACCGTTTGCCTTGGAGTGCTCGCTAATGAAAACGCGTGGAGGGAAAGAAGTTCCATTGTTCAAAAAGGGTAGCTTTAGAAGGTAGTCTTTGTATCCTGCTGCGCAGTATTTATCCCATTGGGTTTCGTCAACAACTAAATAAAACGGTACACCAAATTTTTTTAAAAGTGGCGGTGTAAGCATTGAGTGATACCTGCCATGCGAAGGTATGTAAATTGGGTAACGCGTGTTCATTATTTGTTGAGCAAACACTTGCGGCAGATAGGGTTACTCTGCCAGGTGCCGGAGTTGTGTATTTCTCTTAACCCAATCATTTTTTCTGAGTTCCAGGCTTGCTGTAATGACATTGTGCTGATGTTACCTAGCGCAAGGTCTTTACCATATAGCTTACAGCAAGGCAAAATATCGCCTTCAGAATCAACTACTAGCTGTTTATTAGGAAAACTGCAAGGCAACGGTTTTTTGGTTTCTTTTAAAGTTAGCCCAGTTTCTTGCCCGGGCACCTCATTCATGGTTTGAAAAGTAACAACATCAACAATATCTTTCCAATAATCGTAAAAACTATCAGCTTCATGTATATTGAGCTGATTTTTTAAAAACGAAACGCGTATGATCGGAAACTTTTGGTCAAGAGCATTTCGCTCTTTAACTAATGCTTTGACGTTTTCAACAATGGTTTTAAATGCTCCGTTTCGTCTTTGTTTGTTGTATATTTTGTCGCTAAAAGCATCAATCGAAACAAAGATTTTAGTCACACCGGATGCCAGAAGAGACTTCCGTCTGGCGGGAAATAACAAGGATCCGTTTGTGACGAAGTAAACGTTGAGAATGCCTTTTGATTTTGCGTAAGATATTGCTTTTTCGAGGTCACGCCGTAGCAATGGCTCATTGATGTAGTTGAGTTTAATTGATTTTGTACCAATTTTGGCCGCTTCATCGATCAACTTGACGTATGTTCCAAAGTCTAGCTCAGCATTGATTCTGCCCTCGCCACTTCCATGGATGCAAAATGGGCAAGCCATGTTGCATGAGCCGTTTAGCTCAAAGTCAATTTGAAGCGGCGCACTCGGTGTGTTGTTGAACTGTTCTGCTGAGTGTTGGTCGGAGATATAGTCGTCCCAAGCTACAGGATCGGTGTCCGGTGGTACGGCATATAAAGCATCTTTGCCGCGAATATCGAAAAACGACTGTGACATTAAAACGGACTGTCTGAATCTTCAATATAAAGCTTATCTGATACCTTTTGCCTTTCTTTGACAGGCCACCAAAGTTTTTTGGTTTTATCGGTATGGCTCACGCCTAGCGTTTTGAAAAAATCAAGTCTATCTTGCTCGTTTTCAAAACTTACAACACACTTGATAGCGTTGTCCATCGGACTAAAGTCGAGACTGTTGTCCCAGTCTTCATCATTTAACTGCTTGAGCTCGTCTTTTGACCTAGAAACCATCAGCAGTGCTTCAAGCTTTTGCTGGTCGTAACCTGTTCCTAACAAGTCGTCGTCCACCAGGATTTTTTTTAGTACGTCTGTTAACTCGCGAGCGTTCGCGTCGCCCATGTGCGAAATTTCATTGTCAGCAGTTAAAATCTTGAGTGCTTTTACGTCATTTGCCTCAAGATTAGTACGCAAGCAAGGGACAGAGGCAAGACCAAGAGATTTTGCTGCATTGACAACACCATGCCCAGCAAGAATCGTGCCATCTGTGGCAATGATGATGTTGCGATAAATGCCGTGCTCTTGAATTGATTTTTTTAGGTGCTCAAGCTGCGACTCTGGATGTGTTTTGTAGTTTTCAGGATGTGGCTTTAGTTCACCAACCGGTACCTGTTCAATTTTTGTGGTTACAAAAGTGTTGTAGTCGAGCAACGAATTAAGGTCTTGGCCTAAGTCCAATCCACTAATTGAACTGATTTCGCTTTCTAAGTTTTCGTAATCCCAAAGTGATTGCTCGGCAATTTTATTGTCGGCAATAACGTAGGCTTTTTGCTCAGCGGCTGTTAATCCCGCCACGATACGAACAGGAACAGTCTTAAGCCCAAGCCTGCGTGCGGCTTCAAATCTACCGTGCCCGGCTAGTATCGTGTTGTTGTCATTAACAACAATCGGCTGTGTAAAGCCGAAACGCTGTATAGCTGCTACTAGATTTTTGATTTGACTTTCTGGATGCTTTTTTGAGTTTTTTGAATACATGGAAATGGAGTCGATATCCATTTCGCGGGCTTCGATTGCTACTTCAGGCATGTGTTTTTAAAGGTTGGCAGATGGGTCGCTAATGCAAGTTGTTTTTGGTTTTGGATTCATGAAGTCATCAAAGTCATCTTGATTTTTTTGCTCGTACTTTGAGATTGCTAGATTTTCTAGCAAATCAACTAGCTCAAACAAAAGCAAGTCGTTAGTTTTCTGATTGTGTCGAGTCATGGATTGAAACAATAACAGAGGAAACAATAGCTTCCATGTGGATCCTTGGAATGCCGTTGTATTTGCGAGAAGCGGCCTCGACTGCACTAATAAAAACAGTTCTGCCTTTTTTAATTTTTTTGTGCAAAACTGTATCACGGATCCAGCAGCTGATTGCCTTGTTTTCTGCAGCGGCAAAAGTTTCAATTTCGCTTCTTTCTGCTGCAGAAAAATAGCACTTGATCGGTTTTTTTGTGTCGGTTTTACTAGAAAGGCTCATCAGTGATGTCTTTTAATTTAACAGGGCTGGCAGTGAAGTCGCGGGGATCTGGCTCGGCAAGAGGTTTTTCTGGGTGATAGTCTTTCAAAAGATTTTGATGCTTAATACCAATGTAGCCTTTAGGAAAAACGTCAGGGTCCACCAGTGTATTCAATTTCCAGCTATCTGGCATGGCGTCCAAATCTTCTAGGCTCCAATAGCCTTGTTTGATGCCATGATGCAATGTTTTTCTTATAGATCCAACATCAAAAGCCTTCTGCATTTTTCCAATAACGGGGATTAAACAACTGTTCCATTGTATACCCTTTTTTTAAATGTTCAACCGCCCACTTGTAAACCGCTTCTTGTTCTGGCTGTGTATGTCTTAGTTTTCTGCATTTTCGTTTGAGTGCTTGAGGACAAAAATCGCGTTTTTTCTGTGGTTTTTGTTTGCCACGTTTGACGTACGGTTGCACTTCAATATTAAAAAACCCGCTACCTGTATCAACAATAACGTGCGCGTCTATTTGCTTTTCTTCAAGATAAGCGCGGACAGCCATTACGTTACCAAGAAAACTTTTGTGAAAAATCCAAATAACGTTGTCAAATCGCTGTAAGTGGTCTTTTGTTCGTTGCTTGAATTCTTCTAATTTAATTGGCGAGAGCTGTACCTCAACTGCCAAATGGCCTTTGTAGCCGTCAAAGTCAAGAATCCTATGCTGGCCTAACTGGATTTCTTTTTCTACTTGTTTTTTTATTTCTGGGGATTCTGCCGCAAGAAAAGCAATGTCTGGCTCGCGAAAATTTGGATCCTTAATATAACGCGCCATTACTGTTGAAAAAAGATTTGGCGTATTTAGATTTAAAGCAGGTATGAGGTTGCGTTTGCCTTTTGCAAGCTCAGTACAGTATTCGTCATGGCGTGATTTAGTGCTGGCACATTTTGTGTTTTGAGCTTTACCCGGCACATGGGAAAAGCAACACTGTGAGAAAATGTATTGATCGCTTCTGCTGAAAGAAGAGGAACGGCGAAAATGTTTTTCTGCTGGTATTTGACTAGTGTCAAGTTCTTGCAGTATGACTTCAATCGGACGAGACACTCCTGTTTTTTCTTTATCTCGTTCTTTTATGCACTGCACGCAACCAAACTTTTTGCCGCTGAACTTTTTAATCAACTCGTCTTCAGGAAGTTGTTGTAGTAAGTCTTCAATTCGATAAACATTTTTGGTTTTCAGGCAGATCGCTGTTTGGCTCATCAGACGAGACCTTGCAAAGCCGGGTTGCCGGGTTCGTCTTTAAATCCGTGCCTAGCTGTAAATACGCGCCCTGCAGGGTGCTTTGACTGATCGTGTGGTGGATCACCCTTGGCAGACGGTTTGAACTGCTCGTAGCGGCTACAGGAGACGCTGGCCCATTTGCCGTTGATTGCGAGCTGCAGCTGTTGATCCACAACATCGTGCCCATGCCGCTTTAAGAGCTTCAGCAGCTCATTCATAAGCAAGGTCCAAGCGGTTGGCCCTCTGCTGCCTTTCTTGAGCTTCCAGAACTCTTTAATCAGTTCCGCATGCCTTTCTAAGTCTTTATTTATTAAGTTACTTTTTTTAGTTTTATTAGTATTAGTATTTAAAGAGCCCTGGCGGGCGGCTTGTTCTCCCATTATTTGGCTTTGAGCGCCGATGTAAACCCCCTGGGTTATGGCAGCCTCGACCAGGTACGCAACAAAGTGAGGCATGGCAAGGGTTTCCGGTTTTGTTTCAATTAGTAAATCACCGACAGAAGGGGGTAAAACCACCCTTACTACCAGCGGTTGACCTTTTTCAAAGCTTGGCAAAGTTTTTCACGAGATGGGATTTCGTTTAAAACTTACCATGATATTGTCATTCGGTAAACAAATTTGCTAATGCTTAACGAGATCGAAGGCCTTAAGTTCTTTGAAGACATCCATCGGTATTCTCTTCATGACACGTGGCTGCTGCACAGCGTCACTGGTGTTTTGTCTTTTGATATGAGCCCATTTGTTCAGGCGCGAATCAACGCAACGCGTGACGGAGAAAAAGGGTGGGCTCGAAGAGGAACCACCGTTCATGCAGCTCTTGAGCACCATTTGTTAGGCGAAGCACAGGTCAACCCCGGTCAATACGAAGAATGGATCAATCCACTGCTTAACAACTGGTTGGTCCAAGACACAAAGCCAATTGCCGTCGAATACCGTCTCTGCGATCCACGCATATCGCTTGCTGGATCTTTTGATTTTTTGATTGAGTACAAAGGCAAAACGATTCTTGGTGATTTAAAAACTGTCGGATCAGCGAAGGCTGTTGAAGCGCGTAAAGCTGCTACAGCACAGCTTGGGGGCTATCTAAACATGCTGAACTATCACCACCCCAAACTTTGGATCGATAAGTGTGTGACATTGGTGTCGGGTCCAGGTGCAGCAAAAGTAATCAGCTCAGAACCTGATGAATGTATTAATGCCTGGGAAGATGCTTGGGGCAGGTATTCAGTTCATCTTGAAGTCAAGGAGCCGTTTTGATGCTGGACCAAAGATCAATTGACTACATCGCTGAACGCATTAGGCAGCTACGCCTTGATGATCCGGTTTACTGCAATCAATGCCAAAAAGAGTTTAAAGACCAGTTCGGTTGTTTTGCTTCGCCTAGCTTGGAATGGAATACAGAAACATGGTCTTTTTGGCTTCATAAATGCGGAACGTGGCGAGTAGAACAAAAAAGAACTGTTAACAGAGATAAGCCTCGGCGGTAGGTGGTATACAAGTCACTGTTTTTGGTATACCATAGTTATGTCAACAACCCCAAGGCATTCTCAAATGACCACCGATCAACAAATCTCCGACCTCAAGGTTCTTCTTGACCACCTCGAAACCGAATACGCACACAGCATTGCATGTGGCGATTGGAACGCTTGTTCAGCAGCCAAAGGCAAGGTGGCCAAGGTCCGCAACCGCATCGGCAAACTCATCAAGGTCCGCATGGGCATGGCCTGATTAATGAATATCTTTTACACCGACACAAGTCCTTGCAAACCTACCTGGATCAACTAATGCAATCAGTTCAAGACCTGGCCAAAGAAATCATGGCAATTAAAGCCAAGATGCGTGATTTGCAAGCCCAGCTTGACATGAAGATCGATCATTTCAACCGTTTTGTTTGCATGGGCAAAGTTGAAGATTACAAAACAGATGACAGCGCTTTTTTGCTTGGTTCAATTCGCGTCAAATCCGTACAGACCCGGCGATGGTCATACAACAAACACACCATGTACCAAGTCAAAAAATTACAGGAAGAAGCACAGCTTTTAGGCTTTGCCGAACTGAACACGACCACATCCTTCAGATTTACCGATGTATCAGATGCAAGTTAAGTTTGACGTTATTGGTCGCCCAGCTCCTCAGGGCAGCAAAAATCAGTTCGGCGCAGAGGCAAGCCAGTTTGTTAAACCGTGGCGTGTGGATGTAAAATATGCTGCAGCAAAAGCTGTTGGGCCCGACTGGGATACCAAAAGGGCTGTTGCGGTTGACATTACTTTCAAGTTTTTACAACCGAAAAGCCACTTCACTTCCAAAGGTAAACCCAGCAGTAGCTGGACGCAGTTTCCAATCGGCCGAAACAAAGGTGACATTGACAAACTTTGCCGCAGCACGCTTGATGCTTTAACAGGCGTGCTGTTCGACGATGATGCTCAAGTGGTCTATCTCATTGCAAAGCGCCAATGGGACAGCACCGCTGGCGCTTCTATTTCCATTTGCCATCTCTGACTAATGAATGAATTTACCAAGTTTCTCGATACAGATAAAAACTATCAGTTGATAGTTACTCGACACAAAAAAGTTCATGACGAAGCCAGGGGGCTTGGTTATGAAATTATGCGCGAAGCTCGCAGAATAAACGGTTTGCTACTGGCAACCGATTTACTAATTGAAAAGCTTTGTGATCACGAAGAGATCGAAGACGGCGATACGCGCGACAAAGAACTAAAGCTTCTTACAGGCAGCGACTCAGAAAGTTGGTATTCAGTTGTAAGTTCTACCCTCGATTTACTGAAAGACCAAATCGTTGATCAGTGTTCACAAGTTGTTTTGGCGCAGAGCAACTATATGAAGGCAAAAGAAAGTGCATCGCAGCATTGCTCTAGCTTGATTGCCGCTAGAGACGAGGCAAAAAAACGCTTTGAAAAAGAGCAATCTGATAAAGCCAAAAAATAGGTATACAAGCGCACTGTTTTGGTATACCATATTCATGCCACAAGCCGGATGCATGGCCCGGATTCTCGGCCCTGAGACAAGAGCAGGCGCCTGGCTTTACCTCCTCAGTCGTGACCAGTAGCTCACGGCAGGGGTGCCAAATCCAAAAACCCTTCATCATGATCAGCGTTATCCACAAACAGCGCCCAGTTTTGCCAGGAAGGCAGCCGCAGCCAAAGCCACTTTCTTGGAACAAGCCAGAGCCAAAGCTGCCCAAACTTTGATGGTATACAAATCACCCGATCTGGTATACCATAGTTCTATCAACAACCCCCACAATGGATTTTCACAACTCATCTCTGGCTCTCAACGAATGGCTCGAATGGACCGAGGACTACATTCGCAAGCCCGAACCCGTCAAAGCTCACTTCTGCGAGGCCAAAAACCCTTCCACCAACGAGGTGGTCTGGGATGATCTGCTGTACAACGACGAAGACAAAATTAAACGGCTTGAAGAAGCCTACAACTCTGGCCTAATCCTGGTCATCAACCCCAAGGCCGAAACAATATACGAAGCGTAAAAACCCTTTAAAATTTTTTCTCCAAAACAACTGATGACAGCCTCTCTTTCTATTCTTCAAACCAAACAGTTTGAAACAAACCAGATCGTTTATTCAAGCTTTGGTTACGACATGACCATTATTGAGTTTTATCTCGTCGATCGAATGACCAAATCAAGCGTATGGCTTCGCCCGATCGGACGCATTGTTAAAAATGATGATGGCAGAGGCGACGGGACTGCCGAGCCAAGCCTTGATTTCAAAGCAGCCGACAACCTGGTTTTTCGCAAGCGCATTCAGCACAGTTGTGATGGATGTCAGTACATTTCTGACAGTATTAAGTCCTTCTCAATCTGGAATGGGCGCCCTAAGTACCACAACACCTGGGACTGATGGCTGCCGGGAAACCTGATGCCTGTCCCCACAGGCTGTAAGCCATACAACACCTGCAAAACTTTGCGGGGAAAGCAAGGCGGGAGGGGTCCCGGATTCACTCCCGGCACACATTTATTCATTCGCTTTTTTTATTTATGGCAAACGAACTAGCAAAATCACTTTGCGGGTTTTACGCAGATGTTGGCATCATTCAGCAAGGCGCTAAAAGTAATTATGGTCAGTTTGCCGATTTGCCAACTGTTCTCTCGACGGTTTTACCTGCTCTTGCAAAGCACAATTTGATTCAATCGCAAACCTTTGAGCCAGGGCCAGAAGGCACAACTATTCTTGTAACAACACTGATGCATGTTAGTGGCGAGTCGATTGTGTCCCGGTTGCCATTAATTACAAATCGCAACAGCAACGCGATGTTTGCTCTTGGTGGAGCAATCACTTATTTTCGTCGTTACACACTGCTTTCAATTCTTGGTTTATCCGCAGATGTTGAGGCAGACTTAGAAGATTACCAAGAACCGGTTGACCCTGCACCCAAAACCACAAAGTCTGAAAAAGTCATCTCGGACCCACCTATTAAAAACCCGCCGTTAGGAACCAGTAAAGGGCCAAACGGTGAACCGTCAGAGCGAGACGAAGTTATCGATAGCATTAAAAAGCTGCCGAACGAACAAGCTCAAGCTGTAATTAACGCCTTCAAAAAACAATTTAAAATTAGTGGAGCCACCGTTGCCAACCAAATTACACTCAAAGACCATGCACTCTTCATCCAGCAATTCATCAAAGCTAACTCCAAGTGAAAACATTAGATGTGCTGTAGAACACCTACGCGCAGTTGCCGACAAAGACTTTTCACATTTGTATTTTGAAGCACACTACGCACGCTGGAAGGAACAAACTCTCATGGCGCATACAGTTAAAATCGCTTTACAGATCCTCAGCTGTCACCCGCAAACGGCTCGTTCTTTGCAACCCATTTCAACAGAACTACTTGATGTCTCCGACAATAGAGATCTCAAAAAAGAATTTAGGCATCTGGACACATGACATACAATGTGCGCAGGTTTTCTTTGACCAGAAAGAAGCCGAAGATGCCGCTGAGGTTCTCTCGCGGATGGTTGGATTTGACCTCTACCTAAAGCAAATTGACTGATTCCAACACCGACAGAAACCGAGATGTTTTCACAACTCGGCTGCCTGACGAGCTTTCAGACAAGCTTCGTCATTACATGAATGATCGAAAGGTTACGGCCTCAAAAGCGATCAACACAATCCTCACTAAATTTTTCTACAACACCTAAAATGGCAACCCCTTTATTTAAAGCAAAATTTCGCATTGTTGAAAACAGCAAGGCAGAAAAAGAAACCGATCCGACTCACAAAATTCCGATGCAATTTAGTTTGGTTGATGCGCGTGCTGCAGCGCAGTATCTAATTGATATGGCAAACAATGCCGAAAAAGAAGGTACAACAGTTCGCCAGTACAAAAGCCAATCTGACTACGTTGAGGTTCCGGGTATTACCTGCTGGATGAGTATGTGGGACCAGGCCGGCAGCTGGGCTCCTATGCCGCCAAAAGATCAAACTCAACAAACTGAGAGACGCAAGGCATTTGCCACCATTGACGACTTAGAAGAAAGCGGAGATATTCCTTTTTAAGATCTGGGGCGTCAGATTTAATCTGTGTAAGTCCCCATGCTTGACGATTCTGGTTCAGGCACTTTTACTTGATCCCCAATCCAGTACAAGTGTGGGCCAATGTTTACCTCTGGCTTTTGCGCGGTGTACCAGCGAAAATCACAACTGTTGCAATGACGACGACGCACTGTTTCGTAAGGGCCGTCAACAGTTCTTTTAGTCGTTACGACGTGGACTCTGTATGATCCACACTTTGGGCATTGCATTCTGATTTGTCTGCTCAAAAATTTTTTTGCGTTGAGAAAGCATTTTAAAGTTTTTGCTTGCCCCCAGAAAGTACGGCATCAAGCAAGGCAATATGGCCCACAGCCTGTTTAAGCAATTTTGTACTATGCCACTGCTGACGTGCCATAGCAACACAAAGACGTGACAACACATCAATGTTGTCGCAATCTTCAATTTCTCTAATGCTGCGCTCAAGGGTTAGTTCTTTTTCAAGGCTTGGTTTGACTACCATCCATTCCATTGATGGATCGTAAGAGTCGTTTCTCGGAAGCATAAGGTTGCTCCGTTTTAAACCGTATGTAATCACCTATAGCCGGAAACAACCAGTCCTGCACTGGCAAACAAGCCTGCCAATTTACGGGTTGGACACAGTTCATCACGACTGTTGTCCAGAACGCACTGATATATCCCCAGTTCATCGATCCACAAACACAGCCCAGCCGCTTGCTTCTCCTTCTATAGACCAACGTTGATAGAAGGCAGGA